AGCGTTGTATTTAGTTATTGCTATGTCTAATTCGGCTTGGGCTGCGCTGTCAATTAATACATCCATAGGAGAACCCTCTAACTTCACTCCTGATGCACCGTAGCCGGCTACCTGTGAACCCCTTAGCTGACCTTTTGCTTTTATCTGCTTTTGTATGTCTACTTCCGAACTCGCCCTTATTGCTTCGGCGTTTGCCCTTGAAACTGCCGCATTATATTGGGCTGCTATGTTTGACTCTCTCCCCTGCATTTCAGCAAGGTTGGCGTTTGCTTTGGCAGCGGCATTAGCAGCATATCCCTGTTGTATTTGACCTACCGCCTGCATTCCTACGCCTGCGATAGCCAAGCCCGTCATTAAAGCACCCATAGTTGCTCCTATTTTTACTAGTTTATTCGCTAGATATTTCTACTTTTGATATAATCGCCAATATGTTTAACGGAAGCGGTTGTGTTTGTGTTATAAAAACCTGTGCATTCTTGTTCCAGCCTGCCGGAAATGCTATCGTCTTATCCCCTGTGTATAACAATGGGGGAGCATCCATAGGCATTGAACTATCCCTGAAATAAATTATGTCGTTGGTTGTCCCGTCCCCCACCCGACAGCCCAAGCTTCTCCACATACGGACTATTGACTTGAAAACCCTCTTTATTACCCCTTGTGTAGTATCAGATACCGAACCTGCCTCTAACCGTGAAGTCTTTATCTCGCTTACATAAGGAAGCCCGATATGTATCGTATTACAGGAGTAGTTTATTGATACGCTTCCGTCAGAAACTGTGGCGTTTGGATAAACCGCCCCATCCCCTAAAATAGATACCGTCATCCCTTCAAGGTGTCCTAAGCCAGAAACTGTCTTTGTATAAGTCCCTGTCCCCTGATAACTCAACCCGCAATCCACATAGAAAGAAGAAGATTGTGCGGTAGGTTGTATGAATGGCTTGAAATACTCAATGAAATTCATATAACCTTTTGTGGTAGTGGCTGAATAGACACAAGACCTCTGTGTAGCCACCCACACCTGATCCTCTTTCCCGCTTGGTATTATAGCAATGGAAAGGAAAGACCCTTGTGTGTTGTGCCTTGTCCAAGCCAAAACATCCTGTGAAGCAAGGCGGGTCATTGTAGCCATATTTCCGTCATTCCTTACACACCATAAAATTCCGTCAGGGGCTTCCTGATAGTCCATATCCCTTATGCCTGACTCTGTTATATGCTCTGAAAGAATAGTAGCGTCATCTGCAAGCTGGGCATCTTCCTCAAAGTTGTATTTTAATTCTCTTATGGTGAGGTTATTCCTCTGGACATATAAAATGGCGTTTCCTATCCTTTTGGGTAAGATTAAAGCAGAGCCGAAAGTGGTCTCTTTTTTGATGTTTATGTTTGTAGGGGTGATAGGACCGGAGGAAGTGTCGGAGTCCATAATAAAGTTCCCGCCAAGAGTCCCAACCGCCAAAGCTTTTCCGGCAGCAAACCACCTTATGGCATTAACCTGATTATCGGCTATGGTGAAAGAAACCGCATCGTCGTCATCTGTTCCGGGGGTAAAGTCCTCATAACTCAATACCGCACTCCCCCATACTGTCTGCGGTTGTGCGTAAGAACCCCCGAAGTATAATCTCTGTTCAAAGAAAGACACCGCAGTAGGAAAGCCGTTCTTTACACTCCAAGCCCCCTCTGCCCAGTTAGAAGTCCAACCCGTAGCCGATGAGCTTTGGAGGGTATTTACGACAGTAGCGTTTGCTGATGTCCCCGTGATTGCGGTTATCCTTACATATCCGTTAGAGTTTCCTACCCTCAACAAAGAGCCGGAATGTCCTGCCACAAACGAAGCATTACCCGATGTATAGACTACCACACTTCCCCCCGTAGCAGATACTTTCATATAAGCAGATGAGTCAAGATTATCTTCCGCCCAAGGTCCGCCGTAGAAGTCCACATCAGCCAAACTCCATAAATAGTGTGAAGAACGGGTAAGTTTCTTTACAGGATGCCCCGAATGGGTTATATACATCGTGTCTGCGTCTTGGGCATATTGCAGGTGGAAAAGGTTTCCTGATGTGTAGGCGGTTGATATTTCAACGGGGTTTGTTGAAACGAGTATCCCGGAGTCCTTGTAGAACCTGAAATATTGGTGTCCTGCCTCTATGATATATGCCTGTTCGGTTGAGAATTGGAACGGTATTACCCTTACGGGAGCAGAAGTAAGCTTTGTTATGCTTGCAAAGTAAGTCCCCGGTCTCCTGTAAGCCCCGCCATATACTCTCACAAAGACATTGTTCATAGTGGTTGCGGAGTTAGGGTATTTTGCCAAGTCAACCCTGCCCTCTATCTGGGGGGACACCTCGCCGCTTGTGAACGAACATTGAATATAATTAAGATTTGCCATTATTACCTCTTCATCTCATTTGTGTAGTCCAAACATCGTCGTCTAATACCTTTACCGAACTTGACTCTTGGGCATCTATTTCTTTGGCGTTTTCTAACCTCTCCTTGTAGATATTCATTATCAACTCCGCATTGGCTTTGTTGTTGCTTATGGCATAGGCAAGTTCAGCCGCCAGCCTTGCGGAAAGAACCATAATGAACTGTGAAGTGTATTGGTTGGGGTCGGTTACATTGTAGATGAATTTAAGATAAACTGATGTGTCATTAGCCAATAACTTCTTGCCTTCTATCTTATAGTCGGTGATTATGTTATCCCCGTCGCTTACTTCTATAATCCTCAGGCAGTTGCTTGGGAGCTGGTATTCATAATCATACTCAAAGGTCGGGGTAGTGGAAAGTTGGGCTAATTGCTGCCTTTGTATGGCAAAGTTCCAAGGATGCAACCTTAAAACATCTTCCGCACAATAGTCATATATGGCAGTCAATCTCCTTGCGTTCTCGGAGTTATCTTCAAGAGAAGTTATCCTGTCCGCCCCTAAAATTGTAAGTGCTAAATTGCTTATGCTTACCCTGTTTGCCATAACTCCTCCCTAGTTCTTATATTCTATAAACCCTTGTTCAAGTCTTAATATGTTCCCTTTCGTCCAAAGCCAACTTGTGCTTCTTGTAATCATCTATCCTTAATTGGAAGTCGGCTTTCTCTTTCTCAAATGCCTTCCGTTCTTCCTCTGCTACTTTCAATTCTGCTATCTTGTGGAACAGCAGGTCTATGTTCTTGCGTATCTCATCTAATACTTTTTCTTCGCTATTCATAAGTTATATGAGTCCACTTGGGCTATCAGAGCCTAGAGCTCCGGTGGGGAAGTCCCCCAAGTTTTAACCGGACTGGATACCCGGCATAGCCCAAGACTTACTGCTTACTCAACAATATAGAATATAGATACTTTTATACTGTTGGTTGATACTCTTACTCCATCGTTAGCACCCTTTAACCTGATATAGTTATCGGTTGTGCCGGTGACGGTATAATTCATTCCGCCGGAAACTCCCGGTAAGAAATGAATTGCGGCAGAAGATACCTGCACGCCAGTAGAATATCTGTCATCATCACCTTCGTCTCCGACCTTCAGGTCGTTCTGCGTTCCTAACGCAGTCGTTCCCGGAGCTCCGACGATTATCTGAACTACCTGCGAACCCGTAGGCAACTGCCCGCCGACTACGATGTAGTCTTGGGAGTTTAGGTTAGAAGATGCAGAAACAACAGCCACATCCTGCATTATCCTGACCTTGCCCGAAAAGATGCCCGGATCAAGCAAATTAGTGCTTGAAGGGTCTTGGGCTTTCGCATAGTTTGTGCCTTCTCCATACTTAGCCATTTCTATTCCTCCTGTTTATATTGTTAATTTCTTCCACTTCGGTTAAGGTCATTCTGTGCAAAGAATTTGAACGCATTTTGCCTCTTCCATACGGGTTGCGCCTATACCCATACACGCATATACCTGTGTTGCATAGGACTTGTCAGCCCTTACATCTATGCGGGTATTGATGTCTTTTGCCAAAGCAAGCAATAAGCCTGACTTAGCAAACATCATTACAGACCTTCCGTTAGCAGCAACTGAACCGCCGTTTATGGAATTTAACCTGTTGCAGACGATGAACTTAAACCCTAAGTAAGAGTCTACTTCACCTCTGACCAAAGCACGGACTGTATTATAGTCAGCGTCTTTGATTTCGGATATGTTCAATAACTCGGTCAACTGCCTTGCGGTAACCACTACATACTTCTCCTCGTTGGGGTCTACATCAGCAGCATCCAAGAGATACTTGCCATCCAAGAGTTTCTGTAAGGTTAACCCTGTCGCTCCGCAGCTCACGATATTAGCAGCTGGGAAGATTGTTGATGTTCCACCGGCTTTTCCTGCATAAGCTGTCCCGGTATATGCTGCTATAATAGCATCATCTATGGAACGACCTAATGCCCAAGCGGCGTTTATTGCATAATCTGATTGAGGGTCAATAAGCATTTTCAGCTTATCTTCATTGTCAACCAGATCAGCCCATTGGTAGTCATACATAGTGACTCTGCGTCTCCTATGGTCTGACTTAATGAGGGGCGTGTCGCTATTACGAGTTGTTTTCTTTATTGCAGCTGTTGAAGCCAGTTGGTCAAAATAGGCTTCTTCGCCAGTTACGGTCTCCACTCTTACGGCGTTCCGCAAGAGTGAACCCTTCTGCTGGACAAGGAAGTCAAGGTTTGAGCCAAACTGCTTAACAAAAGCAGTAGATATGTCTCCCATTTCAATCCTCCTTATTACTCTGTTAGATTTTTGAAGCTAGCACCTGTTGTTAAATCGCTAAAATCAAGTTTGCCCTTCGCTGCGATATAAGAAGGAACTTCAACACATCACTACTTTTGGGTCTCTTGCGAGGTTGTCCTTAGTCCACAAGAAACAGCTTTCCGGTCTTTAATTCATTAGACTTCTGGAAACGCCATTTCGTGGAGACTCTTCCACTTGTTCAGGAAGTATTCGTGTTCAGGGTGGCGTTTGTCATTCATTGGATGGTTTCTGTCTTTCATCGCCTCCCCTTGTATCTTCTTTATCTCGGCTTTTGCCTCTTCAGGCGAAAGTGTCAACCCCTGAGGTTTGCCTGTGATAGTGTCTTCTGACATATTCTTAGCCATATTAGCTATGAACTCTATGGTGTCGGGGTCGTTGTTAAGCCCTGTTGCTTTCAGTTTCTCAACAAACTTCTCGCTTCCATACTTATTCACAGCTTGTTCAGCTATCTGGTAATTCTGTTCAAAAGCCTTACCCCAAGACTTCCTTAGGGCGTTCTCGGCTTCTGTCCTGCTGTTTAACCTTTCATTCTGATACTGTTCATAGTCTGACGCTTCTTTGGTCATAAACCAGTTGTATAACTCTGATACTTGGGCAGGAAGCATACCGAGTTCGTGTGCCTTTGCCTTTAATCCTTTTAGGAACTCCTCTTTGGGGGCTGGATAACCCTCAGGAAGCTTTACATCAGGAAGTGTATAACCATTAGGGTCTTTTGGTCTGCCTAACCTGTCAAACACCATATCCCAATCTTCCTTTGTTGCTTTCTCGCCTGGAACTGGGATTTTATCTCTCCCAATAAGTTTCTGGGCAGAAATCCACGATTTAGCCAAATCACCAGGACTCTTAAAGCTTTGCAATGAAGGGTGTTCCCTGACTGACGGGTCTAGTCCTTCCCTCCAGTCTGCTACCTGTGTTGTAGGGTCTTGGTTGTCCTCTAGGGGATCAAGATTGTCCTCTGGCATTATTTGCCTCCTTTTTTGCCGTGATATTTACTATAAAGATAACCCCTATACGCACTCTCGGCTGATGCTTTAGAGGTGTAGCGAGCCTTCCCGCTACCTATGTGCCAATACTTACCTTTTTTGTGGACTGGCATTATTTACCCTGTGCTTCGTAAATCCGTTTAAGCGTCTCTATGTCCATATCCAAGATGGTCTTGATATGCAAGAGAAAAGCCCTGTTTCCCTCATTGAAAGCCATAGCGATAGCATCGTTGTTGAAGGTCGTAGTGTTGAAGAAACCTATCTTTTCAAGGTCTTTTAGCACTCTCTTTCCTTCCTCTGTGCTGAAAACCTTGCGGTAGTCCTCTTGTATCCCTTTAATCCTGTCAATGTTCTCGTCCATTATTCTTTTATTCTCCTTTCGGTTTCAGGTTGGCTTCTGCCTGTGTCCCTGTGTTTAATATCTCTGCGCCCTGCTGTAATTGGTTCATCTTCTGCTGTTGGGCTATCTGCTCGGCTCTCTGTTGCCTTATAAGTGCTACATCGTCCTCATCCCGTAAGAACTTTGGATTTACCCCATATAAACCTTGCAGGTCTTTTACTATCTCATCAGCATCTACATTGTCCAATACATCAGGTTGTGATTGGGACATCTGCTGGACTAAAGCAAGAAAGTTGTTGATAGACTTCATTTGGTCTAGCTTCTGGCTTCTTGCAAGAGGAGAGATATATTCTATCTCATAGGGTGCGTTTAATAGTATCTCTGGGGGAGGCTGTATTCTCCCTGTCCTCATAAGTATGGCAAATGTGCGGTTTATCAAGGGGTCAAGAAACTCATTCATCAGCCTTCCTAATACAGGGGCTAATATGAGCATCTTTTCTTCTACCCTCTGCATAACCTCGGTTGCTGTCATATCCTTTCTTGCAGGGTCAGCCAATAAAAGGAACAGGTCTACAAAGTAGTTCTTCTTGATTAACTGCCTGTATTCATTGATTATCTCCAAGCCGACAGGTATGTTTCCCCCACCGGTAAGGAGTTCTATCTTGTCATTAGCCGAGGTCTTTGTCCTGAAGTTCAAAGCACCGGGTGCGTATTTAATGGGAAGGATAAACCCATCGTGAGGCAGGACTATCGGAGGATCAACCACTTTCTGGGCTGCCCTTATCAAGACCTTTACCATATCATTCAGCATCTTTATGTCTGAATAGCTTACCATACCCGGAGAAGAACCCCATACCTCACCGCTATTCTTGTTGAAACGAGGGGTAAAGTAAGGAAACTCCCTATAACCTGACTCATTCACCAAGTGCTTCTTTGTTGGTTCTATGTATATGCTCTCAAACTCCATATTCAAAGCATCATCTTTGTCTATCTTCCTTTGGTGGCGAGGACCGACATAATGCACAAAGTCTATCTTCTTCTCATATTGCTTCTTCTCAAAGTGAGATTTAGCTATCTCACCTGCCGCTTCACCCCATTTGTCTATTGCCTGCTTGGCTGTGAGAGAGAACTTCCTGAATACCGTGTCCACTACTTCCTTTTCGTTCTCTACAAGGAATATCTCTGCTATATCACGGGAATAGAACCTTACCCCATCTACGGGGTCTTCTTCTTCATACATACAAGCTACGCCAAAAGCCCCTAAATCCAAGTATAGTTCGTGTATCTGCTGGTTGAAGTTAGAAGCATTAAGGGTGTTGTAGAGCCTTTCTTCCGTGTCTGCAAGCCATATCTTTACATTCTCATCCTTGTTTATCTCTTCGTTTTGGACTCTTAAAGAGAACCAGCGTGAGTTGGGGTTAGTAAGATATGAGTGAAGCCCTGCCGCAAGTATGATATTAGCCATCATAGCGGTTGAGTCATACACATCATAGTCATACTTTGTCCCCGGCGTCTTCTTCCTTGTGATATAAGCCTTCCTAGGGATTACATATTTAGACACATCCTGCCAGAAAGAGGCGTAGTTCTGCCTTTCTCCCTCTAATGTTTCAAGCCTTTTTACTAACTCGGTTGGTGTAAATGATGGCATAGTTGTCCTCGCTTTGGTCTTTAACTATTTAGTGTTTCTTGCCTAATAGAAAGTTCCTTGTCCCCTCTATGAATGAGGGTCTTGCCGGTTCTATGATGTTTGGCTTATGCGTTGAGACCAGCTTGATCGCTTCTGCCAAAGCCACCAAAGTCTGCTCTTTCCTCCTTAAATCCCAATTCACATATAACAGACCTTTTTCGTCTATGGCTATGTTTGCTACCTGTGTAAGGTTTGGCTTCTTTGCTTCGGCTTCTGCGTTTATTGTCCCAGTCTCACCTTTTTGCATAAGTTATCCTCCGATGTGTTTAATGAAGTGTTTTTCCAATAATTCAAACCCAAGCCTTTTATAGAACTTCTCTAGCTTCTCCGCTTTGCTGTTAGCCATTAAAGCCATTCCTATCTTCTTGATACCCTTGTCTTTGCAATAATCCTCTAAATAATGGAATAAGCTTACTCCGTGCAACCTGTATTTAGGGTCTACATACCATACCCAT